CAGGTTCATCATTCTATTTATACGGCATCAAAAACTCATAAGGAGCAACAATGACAACAGCAATCGAAATCAACTGCGAAACAGGCGAGGTCATCGAGCGTCCATTGACAGCCGATGAAATTGCAGCCAATGAAGCAGCACAGGCACAGGCAGAGGCAGACCGCCTAGCGGCAGCAGCAGAAGCAGCAACCAAGGCTGAGGCTAAGGCTGCACTACTGGAAAAGCTTGGCATCTCTGAGGATGAAGCAAAGCTCTTACTTGGATGAAGGTAAAACTCTCTAAGGCTGCTGTCCAATTAAGAGAGCAGATCGATGACTCGTTCCCAGATCGTGACCGCACATCGGATGGTTGGATCGGTGATACCCGACACGCTGCTCGCAAGTCTGATCATAATCCAGATGAGCAGGGCTGGGTTCGTGCCATTGATGTGGACAAAGACCTATTCAAGGGTGGAAAGCCAGACATCATGGGAGATCTTGCTGATCAGCTTCGTACCTTATCCAAGTCAAAAACAGACAAGCGTATTAGTTACATCATTTACGATGGACGAATCTGCTCCAGCATCCTTAACTGGAAATGGAGAAAATACACAGGGGCTAACAAACACGAAAAGCACGCACATTTCAGCTTTAAGAAAGAAGCTGACAATGATGGTGCTTTTTTTCAAGTACCTATGTTAGGAGCATCTAATGGATAATCTCATTCTCATCCTTGCCGGTATTGCAGGCGTTGCCGCTATCCCTGCGCTACGCCAAGCGATCAAGTCATACCGCGCTCGTAAGTCAGCAGCAGATATTATTGTCGATGCGCTCGAGGCAGCTATTGACGAGGTAGATAAAAAGTGAGCCAGACAGACTTCTTTCAGCTCTACATCGCCACGCTAGTCACACTCGGTGGCTTGTCAGGCTTTGTCATTACTCATTTACTAGCAGAGATTAAGCGACTCCATGCGCGTGTCGATGAGATCTATAACATCCTACTAGAGCGATAATTTAATCATGGCAAGAAAAGCAACTAAGGCACTAGAGGAACAAGGTTACTCAAAGCTTGATGCTTACTGCATTGGGTTATATGAATACTTCTGTTCTCTTAAGCGAGCAGGCTTTGCAGAAGATATTGCTATGTTCATGATTACAGAGCCACAGGCTTACCCTCATTGGATTCTGCCAGACCAAGTAGAGCCAGAGAAGTTTGGCGATTATGAAGATGAGGATGACGATTAAGCGAATAGTCGTAGTCTCGGATCTTCAGGTTCCGTACCATGACAGGGTTGCTACTCGTAACCTTGCTAGTTTCATTACAAAGTTTAAGCCAGATCAAGTAGTCACCATTGGTGATGAGATCGACCTTCCACAGATAAGTAAATGGGAAGAGGGGCGCATGGGCTCTTATGCCCAGACCCTAGATGATGATCGTAATGAGGCTGTGCAGCTTCTCTGGGAGTTAGGCGTTACAGACTGCATCCGTAGCAATCACACAGATCGCCTGTATAACATCATCATGGCTAAAGTCCCTGCATTCGGTGCATTACCAGAGCTGCGCTTTGAGAAGTTTATGAAGTTCGATGAATTGGGCATCACCTTTCATAAGAACCCGATGCCTATTGCACCTAACTGGATTGCAGTGCATGGGGATCACACACCAATCAAGCCACAGGGGGGCTTATCAGCCCTAGAAGCGGCTCGTAGGCATGGAAAGAATGTTATCTCAGGACATACTCACAGAGCAGGGCGTTCGGCCTTCTCAGAGGCCTCTGGAGGCCGTATAGGGCGTGTCCTACATGGTGTGGAAGTAGGCAATCTCATGGACTTTAAGCAAGCTGCTTACACTAAGGGCGTTGCTAACTGGCAACAGGCTTTCGCCATCATCTATGTCAATAAGGCTAAGGTTCACGTGGATCTTATTCACATCGAAAAGGACGGGACATTTATTGTGTCTGGAAAGTCCTACGGCAGGCCGAGATAATCGTTATCATTTCGTTATCAGAATGTGCTTGATTAGTCGGTCACTTCTGTCACACTAATTCTGTAAGCCAGACGAGGGCGCTGGATACAGGAGGTAAAAGAATGAGCTTTGAGATGCCAATGATAGTGCTGCTTCTAGCAGCTAATGCTTTATGGTATTTAGTCGGCTGGGCTAAAGGCTTTAATGAAGGCAAGCGCGAGGGTCTAATCGTGGCTAAGTCATTTCAGCGAGTGACAACAGATGCGCGCTAATGAAATCCTACTCACAGCCACAGACACAATCCGCGATCGTGGGCTATCGTATGGTCACCCTGCGGATAACCTGCAACACACCGCAATGCTGCTCAGTGCATATTTACAGACACCGATCCATGATTATCAAGTCGCAGGGATCATGGTGCTCGTTAAACTTGCAAGGACTAATCAGTCAGCCCAGCACATCGACAACTGGGTCGATCTATGCAGCTATGGCGCACTCGCTGGACAACTAGCAACCGAGGAGAATGATCTCTATGTTTAATTTAGCCGATTACGAGCCAGTCGAGGTGAGACTTGAAAAGTTTATTAAGGATTATCCATCATTCCGCATTGCAACAGAGCTTGAAGTGGTCGAGGCAACTCGATACATTGTTAAGGCGTATTTATTTAAGGATGCTAGCGATGGCGTTGCGTGGGCAACGGGATACGCTGAGGAAACAGTGTCTAGTCGCGGTGTTAATCAGACTTCAGCATTGGAGAATTGCGAGACTTCGGCAATCGGCAGAGCACTTGCAAATGCAGGTTATGCGCCTAAAGGAAAGAGACCAAGCCGAGAGGAAATGACTAAGGTTGTTGCTACAAAAGTAGTAAAGCCAGCAGTCCAAGATGTTAAGCCAGATGATCAGGACTACTGGACTACACCTGTTGGGCAGTATAAGGGCGTAGTCGATGCACCTGTCACACTTGAGAAGGCTATGGAGAATGTAGCTGCAATCATGGGAACAGGCGAGGCACTAGAAGCACCATCATGTGAGCATGGCTCTCGCATCTGGCGTGAAGGTGAAAAGAATGGCAAGGCTTGGGGCGGTTACTTCTGCTCTGTAGTAAATAATCAAGGTGGTTCGCCTAAATGTGGCACAGTTTGGTACACACTCAGTAGCGAGGGAAAGTTTGTCCCTCAGAAAGTATGGGCATAATGGGAAACATAGGAATCAAGATAAATGGTGAATGGGTTGATCTAATGTCAGCCTTTGTGCCATGTCAGTTATGCAATGAGCCAGTTCAGATTAAGAATCTGGTGGATCTATCTCAGGATGCAGTCAATGGCACAGTGTCATGGCAATGCTTGAAATGCAGCACAGTCAATGGCTGAGTTTGAGGTCGATTACCACTCACCTGTAGATCGCCATCTTTACAGCTTTAGCGGTTATGGTGGAGTTATGAATTGCTCAGACTGTGATGCTTTTGCACAGGTCAATGAGTATGATCGCATCGATGATGGCTTAGTTGTCTGGTTCTGTCAGAGATGTGAGAATAAGCATCACCTATGACGCAACATAGGAAGCACAGAGGTTTCCGCACAGAGCGCGTAGTAGCTGAGTACCTATCGACTTGGTGGCAGGGCGCATGTGTGGGAAGGGGTAGCGGTAAGGATATTGTTAATGTTCCGTTCGATGTTGAAGTCAAAGCCCGCGCTGGATTTCAACCTCTTGCGTACATAAAGCAATTGAAAGCTCGCACAGCCATTTCGGGGGAATTAGGCTTTGGAGTTATTAGACTCAACGGACAGGGTGAGGATGCGCGTGAATATGCCGCGATAATCCGACTTGAGGATCTATTACCGCTACTCATATTAAGATATGGTCACCTAGACAAAGAGCCCACAGAAGCAGACATAGAGCGCTGCAGAGCATGTGGGACATACATGATAAGGAAGTGCCTAACTTGCCAACCTACGATTACAAATGCAGCCGATGCAATCTCAATCAAGAGGTTAGCCACGGATGGCACAATCGACCAGTAGTTCTATGTAACTATTGTAATGAACCAATGGTCAAAGTAATCGGAGCAGCAGCTACGCACTTTAAGGGTAAGGGCTTCTATAGTACGGATAAATAGTTATCCACAGAAGTTATCCACAGCCGGTGATTAGGAGGATCTATGAAACGAAACACCGCTCTGAGCAGGACTTATACAAATAGATTTGACAGCGATGGTACGCTAACGGCGCAGAGCCCATCAAGGGCTCACCGCGACCCGCTGAGGCGGGTAGGTCGCGGGGTGCTAGTAGCTATTGGGATAGCTCTATGCTTCATGCCTGAAGCAGGTGGATCTAAACCAATGCAATTCGTTAGTTATAAAGAATATGCATTACATTCATTAGGCTATAACTATAAGCAATACAAATGCTTAGCAATACTCTATGGTAAAGAGAGTGCATGGAATCCAGCAGCTAAGAATGGTAGCCACTATGGAATACCTCAAGGTAGAAGTGAATGGCTTAAAGACCAAGATGGTTATACTCAGATACAATGGGGATTAGATTACATAGGGCATCGGTATGGTGAACCATGCATAGCACTTAATCATTGGAAGGCTAAAGGATGGCAAGTTAGGCACTTCCTTATCATGTATGACCCACATCCCTCGCAGCGGTCAATATCTGCCTCTGTGGGTTCTTTGTCTAGGTGACCGTACTTTAATATGAGTAGTGGCAAGAGATCCT